CAACCATCGGTTCCTTACACATCTGTTTAGATATGTAGTTCCCGACGGCCTTCTGAAGAAGCATATTGCCGCTAGGCTCTATGCATATCAGACGATCAGTTTTCGAGTTCTTAGGAACGGTCGTCACTTTGCTATGATTCACGATTACTGGCGACTCGAAAATATCGAGTTCTTCGGTGACCATGGACCAAACACGTAACGCACGCAAGGTGACTTCTGGGTTTTCAAGTTTACAAGCCGGCGTCGCATGACGTCTTTTCGTAAAGATTGAAGCACCAGTAGTCATCTCATGGTTACTACGTAGTAGCTCCCATGATAAGTCAGGAAGAATTCTTCTTATTTTGACTTGAGCGGTATGTATTACTCGCTCAAGGAAAGCGGACTTGGAATTTCCACGTTCGTAAGAAAGAATCCTCGTATTTGTTTCTGAACACTTCTGTTCATTGGCAAAGAATGACTTATATGCAGCCTCCTTCGGACAGTGATGTAAATTAAAGTTATTATACTTTGACATTACTTCATGTGCCAGATAGTCACACTTAACGGCGTCAGCCGATAACGACTCAGTCGTTAGTGATTCTATCTGTGTCTCTAGGTAAGCTTTGGGCTTGCGTAAGGGATCTAGATTACTGCCAAGGGCAATAAAAAGATCTTTAACAACTTGCCCGGTGATATCGTTAAATTTAAACGGAGTCTTAGACTTCCTATTCATAGTAAACCTTAGGTATTATTATGTAAATTTACCAGACGTTTATTCCCGTACGCTATCTCGGTAAAGAGATCGCGCTCGGCAGATAAAGTGTCCGGACGAATATCGCCACTCTTATATAGATAAGAGAAGGAATTCGTATCGAAGATTGTTGGCCCTAGGCCGTCACGTGCAATAATCGGATAGTATGCAGTTCCATTAGCATACAAACGGTAAATATAACACACTTGACCGTCTATGGTTTTCTGTTGGAATGCAAATGCAGACCAGTTTTGTTCAATAAAGAACGACAGAGTTTCCATAGATAGAGAAGAGGTATTGTAATTTACCGACCCGTACAGTGACGTATTAGGACTTACTCCCAAACGACTATCTAAAGGAACGGTGCCTACTTCGGACCAGGGGTTACCCCCTAGGTAAGAGTAGTCATCAGGACCTAAAGAATAGTCAGCGACAAAGTTGTCGATTGTTTCCTGATCAGCAAGCTGATAAGATAAACCGACTTTCTTTGCGAGCATACCGACGGACACGGGATAAATTTCCGGTCCTTCGGGCTCTGGAGGGTCAATAGACCCTCCATCGCACGGGAGTAACGCTAGTCAATAAACTGAATTCAGGTTAGTGACCATGTCGACAATCATGGGATCTTTCAGTAACTCTACGATGCTCTCGAGTTGTTCAACTCGTTCAGCCTTTGTAGAAGTTGTAGTGAAAGTGAATTCCATATCGGCAAGTGCAGTACGTGCCAGGGTCTCAACGGTAGATCCGTGTGAGCCAGTTACAACTACAGTCGTAGGTCGAGCAAGCTTTAAACGAGGTTTAAAAGTTTGACGGCTACGAGTCGACGGATTTAGAAAGAGAGTAAGGTCGATAGACCCCAGATCGCTTCCAGAACCTTGACTACATGACAGCTGAGCGACTCCAGTCTGAGGATTAATTCCTCGAG